CATTCGGGAGCGCGTTGTCCGCGAGTGGACGCGTTGCGATAGTGAAGTATGTCTGCAATACCACGAGCGTTGGTTCCGTGGCGCGGATCGCGAAGGCGAGATATGCCCAACGTGCGAGGCTGGCACTCTTCAGGCTTATACCCTGACAGACGCCCAATGCGCTTGGTTTGAGCGCGAGCGCAAGAACTGCGAGAGTGATCCTGAATCATTGAAGAATATGATGCAGGAAATGTGCGTCAGCGCGGAAGACTCGTTTCAGGCATCCGGCTACAAGTCGTTTTCGGACTTGGCGCAGAATTGGGCTAAAAAGAACGTAGAAGAGCCTTATATGAGGGGAATCGTCGATAAAAGCGCCAAGTTCCATGGGTGCGATCCGCGCAAGAAACGGCCTAGCGCAATTCCAGGCGAGACGTGGAATGCCTGTTTCCAGCCCGATTGCGGCTCCAATCACCAGTTTGACAACTCACCGCTGCATATTTTCAGATTCCCGGAGAAAGGCCGCAAGTACTTCATCGGCGCCGATGTAGGCGAGGGATTGGGCGGCGATAACAATTCCAGCGTGGCGTTTGTGTTGAAGGCCGGGATCTTGAATCAGCCCGATGAGCAAGTCGCTGTCTTCCGAAGCAATGCTATCGACCGGATCAGCTACGCGGAGTTCCTAGTCTCGCTGGGGTACTTCTATAACAAAGCCCTGCTGGCCGTTGAGAGCAACAAATTCGACACAGTCGCATCGTGGGTGCAAAGTAAGCTGAACTATCCGAACTGTTACCGGCCACGGCTCGAATCCGGTAACGTCTCGATCAAGCTTGGCTGGGACACGACGGAGCGATCCAAGGGGCGGTTGTACGACACGATGTACCGCTGGCTCGAAGCCCACCAAGTCATCATTCACTCCCGCAACTTCTGTGAAGAGATGAAGACGTTCAAGCGCATGGAAAATGGGAAGTTAAATGGCCGTAGCACATATGGGGCAGCCCTCGGCTTCGCCGATGACGAGCTGATGGCAGGTTGTATTTCTCTTTTCGTTTGCCATGCACATGATTATGACGAAAATCTAGGTTATGTCGCGATGAAAGCCGATGTCACGTTTGACAATGCCCAGTGGCAAGCGCGGTGCCACGCCTGCAACGAGACTTGGGGTGCGGCCTCGACAGCGGAGCTGGGCAATTGCCCCAAATGCCGGTCGCTGCACGTCTCGGCGTCCAAAAACCCGAATTTCGTCAAAGAGTCCATCGAAGATCCGGAATGGGATCTGATGACGGGACCGGCCTCGGGCGAACCGACGCAGGGGCCAGAATACGATCTACTCTAGCGGCCAATTTTGGGAATCGTAATCTCGCGCATGGCATCGCGGGTAATTACCCATCCTGGCGGACGCAACCGTCGAGCGGCAACTATGCCATAGTGATATTCATAGAAACTGAGCCGCCACGGCACGCGGCGGTCATGCCAGCGCCACCGTGATTTCTTCCAGACGATAGGGTTTGCGCTCATAGTCCCCTCTCAACTCTACGCCAATCGAACGTCTAGCCCTAGACGTTCGAAGCTTTTGTGGATGCCAACGTGGCAGGAATGGCAAATCAGTTCCAAGTTCTCGATATCGGAAGTCCCGCCGTCGCTAATCGTAATCCGGTGATGGATAGTCAGCAGGCGGCCTTGTCCGCATTTGGCGCATAGGCCGTTCTGGCGGCGAAACAGTTCTGGCCGGTGCTTCTTGGCGATCTTACGTAGCCCGTCGGCGATCCGCGTATCGACGCCCTCGACGGCTTCAATGCGGATGTCGGTGCCGCGTTCTAGAAACAACATGATCGTCGGAGCGGCTTCGCGGAAGCTGAAATTGCGGATGACGAAGGGCTTCGACTGCGGGGTCGCACTGACCGTCAAGCGGCATTTCGCGAGAACGGGCATATTCGGAGCGCCGCTTTGTTTCATGACCTCAAGACGAAAACGGAAAGAAAGGCCTGACGGGATCTCCCCGCCCAGCATGCGCGGCGTACTTTTTATCATACCGCAAGTCGCCGAAACGTAGACGGTTATTCCTGTTTCAAACATTTACTTGAACTTACGTGCGCTAGCGTGTACAATCTAGGGCATATGAGCACTGTGCAAGAAAGCCAAAACAAACCGGCGCCGCCCGTCCCGATGGGCGACGTGCTGGTAAGTATCCAAGTGCCGATCTCAGCCAACGATTACGCCTGGATCGAAAAAACATCCGGCGGCAAGCCCGCAGCGGAGAAGCTGGCCAGTTACACGAAATGGTTCATCGGCAAGCAGGCTGGCGGTGGCCTGATGATCGAGCCGAACGACATGGATCACCTCGCCCGCATGAACGAAGGGGTGCGGTTTGCGACTTCGAAAGATGTCGTGCGGGCGGTGGAGAAAGCGCTGAAGCGCGAAGAGGGCCAGTATTCGTTTCACATTTCCGTGGACCCCGAACTGATCAAACCCCTCGAAGAGCAGGCCGAGTTCAACGGGACGACCGTCGATGAACTGTTGAAGCACTTGGGCAATTCGTGCATCAGCAATGGCTGGTACTTGGAAGTCACGCCGACCAACGGCTGCCTCACGCCGATTTCCGAGAACGATCTTCTGACGGCACGGCGGGTGCTCTGCAAGTTTCACTTCACGGGCGGGGACATCGCCGAAGCGCTCGAACGCCTTGAAAAGCTGGAAGGCGAGAAGCAAACCAAGGCGGCACAGTCATGACCACGATTCAACTGGGCGACAAGAAACTGACCATCGAAGACGGGTGCAACGTCGAAGTCGGGGGCGACGAGATTCGCGTCAAGCCAGCTTTGCCGGCGATCCAATGGATGCCGCCGCTACCGATGTGGCCACCGATCCAGATTCCCTCTCCGCCTATCACGCCCTTCTATCCGCAACCTTGCCGGGACACCACCGCATCGATCATCTATCAGGGGCCGACGTGGACCAGCCAAGCCTACTCTGGCAACTACAACTGACATGCCGATGTTCGATTTTCAATGCGCCAGCGGTCACAGATTCGAAGCTTACTTGCATCGGCGCGAACAAGCTAACCCGGACTGCGAGACGTGCGGCATGGCGAGCCTGCGCCTGATATCCCGTTTCGCGGCTATCTGGACCAAAAATATCTCCGAGTACGGCGATCCGAAAAAAGAAACCTGGCATAAAGACCTGAAGAACGAAGGGCACATCGTCTACCGCAAGCGCAGTCAGGGCGGGACCATCGACAAGCCTATTCCTGAGAGGATAACTTCTGTCGCTCAGCAAAATCGGTATTGCAGAGAGGAAGGCCTCTACCAGCCGGGAGAGGTAGGAAATTTCTCTGTAGACAAATCTGGCGAAGGAGCCAGTAGCGCTGGGATGCCGGGAGCGTGGATTTGAGGACTCGATTTATGCTACGACGAAGTTTTCTGTCAATTTTAAATTTACTGCCGATGCGTGTGGCTTCGCGGCTTTTGCCTGATTCCCTACTTGGGGCGACGTTACCAAAGGCAAGTTCAAAAATCGCTAGGCATCGCGGATGGGACATCAGTTGGACCGAATTGAATTCACCGACCAGCCTCGGAGCTTGGATGGGCGTGCCGACTTCCAAGGAAGCGCTAGAACGCAAAAACCATGCAGCGTTGCGTACGCTTGTACCCCGTGGGGATGGCCGAAATCCAGAGCACCGGAAGCTAGTCGGGCTCAAGCGGCTCGACTACATGATCGCTTCGGACTGGAAGCCGGAATTTTGGGTGCCGAATTCCCCGAAGGGATACCATACTGGTGCGAATGGGATGATGGAATCGCCCTTCGCGAAACCGCGAGTGGCTAAAGACAACATCGACATCGCTAGTGATGACTCAGGTATTCGCATCGTGCGTTCGGCGAACGTCTAGCCCTAGACGTTGAAAAATTAGGAGTGTAACTCATTGGAATACGCGCCACGCGGTCCCGTCTACAATATAAAATCCGGCAGTCGGGATGTCGGCGACCGGTACGAGCGGGACTGTAATCGCTTTCGCGAGGCCATGCGCGAGCGTGCGCAGATGATGCAGCGCCTCAACCAAGAGTTAGTCAACGTAGGCCGGTACATCGAAATCCTCGGCGGAAAATTTTGGCGGACAGGAAGGCCTCGGTATAAGTCAAATTTTTGCGACAATCGCATCGCCAAGACACGCTACGACGACTTAGCACAACTAACCGATGCCCGTCCGACGATTGATATCACGACTTCCGTAGACGCCTACAAGGACATCGCCAAAGCCCTCGATGCGTTGGTTCACATTGAATGGTCGCGGAAGTCAATTGACTTGAAGTTAGTCACTGCCGCTGACATTTGCAAAGCCTATGGGACGGCGTTCTGGAAGATGGGAGCCTCGAAGCCGGGTAATTCGACGGTCCTGCCGTGCGGCCCGGATCAAGTCCTGCCGATCAATCCAGGGTTCGACATCCAGGAATCGACCGGGGTCTTGTACAGAACCTGGAAAGATCCGATGAAGCTCAAGCGCCAGTTCCCATTTTGTACTGACCATATCGAGCGGGAAGCCGATCAGGCGCCGGTCTACGGCATGGCCGCCGGCGACTCGACATACTTACGACCTGCCCACATCGATCAATACGTTTGGAACGCGCTAAACCCCGGCATGCAGCGCGTGTTGGGCGTCAAGAATGCCACGGCGGCGCAGGAGCCGATGGCGGCAATGTTCAATGCGTTGGAAGTCGAAGAGTATTGGATCGATGATGCCAGCGAGAACGACTCTCTCAACAGTGTCATCGTGCGCGATCCGTACTTAAACCAAGATGCCCACAACTGGTGGTACGAAGTGGCGCCGAAATTGGCGCTATACCCGCGCAAGCGTCTGATGACGTTTGTGGGGCGGCGCGTGGTCTATGACGGGCCGTCGCCCTTCTGGCATGGCTTATACCCATTCCCGACGCTCAGGCTGAATCCGGTCTTCTACAGCTTCTGGGGATTATCGAAGTACCGCGATCTGGTTCCGGTCAACATGGCGATGAACGAGATTGTCGCCGGGATTCTGGACATGATCAAGCGCGTCTTGAATCCGACGACGGTCACAACCGAAGGGTCTATCGCTAGCGCTGCGTGGAAAGAATTTTATCCGGACATGCCGGGCATGAAATTGAAGGGTCTGCCGGGAAGAAACGCCAAAGATCTCATCCACTATGCTGACGCCCCGACGATACCGGCGTACGTGTTCCAGCTTTTAGCAGAGTGGCTTGGACCTGAATTTGATCGCATTGCTGGGAATATCGACGTTCAAAACATGATGAAAAAGGCGCAGATGCCCGGTGGTGACACCATTGATCAAATGCGTGACGCCATGTCCACAGGACTCAGGATGGAAGGGCGAATGATTGAAACCTTCCTCCGTGATGCTGGCACTCAATTCATGAGTAATGCGCTCCAGTTCTATAGCCCAGAGCAAATGCTGAAACTGCTAGGCGAGGCTGGCCTGACAACCTCGGCATTTAATGGAATGCACGGCTCGATGATTCCTGGGTCAGTCAATAACCATCCTGACTTTCATAAGCAGTTTGCAATGGCGATTGCACCCGGAAGTCTTCATGCCGGGGCGCACGACAAGAAAAAGCAGGTCGCCATTGTTTTGGCCCAAAGTGGGCTCATTTCAAAGCAGGAGTTATATCGTACGCTGGACCTGCCGAACGGTCCACAAATCTTGTCGGAGCTCGCGCAAGAAAATCAGCCAGCCAATCCCCAGGACCCGGATAGTGATCCGGTGATTCCGGAAGCTAGCGGGCGCAATGCGAGAATGACGAGGTCGGCCCGGACTGGAAATCCAGTGTGATTTGTGAATACCTAGAATCCTTGTAGGAGCGCCCTTGCAGAATAGCTAGGATGGAAGAGTGCGAGACGTTGTATTCGATTGCTAATTTACTGATACTCAGGTTGTCTGTACTCCGACGCATGCGGATCTCGCAGGCTACTTCATAGTTGAGCCTTGCGTGATGTCCAGTCGCCTTGCCTTTCAAGATAGAAAGTCCTGATCGTTGTTTGCCTTGAAGAGCCACTCGCATTTTCTCCACGCTCTCGCGTGGAAGGGTCCTGCCTGAAAGAGTCTTGGAAATTTTCTCGTTTCTTTCCCTGGAAAATGGCTTTTGCCCGATGTGCCCCTTGGCCATATTCGCTTTGGCTTCCTCAGAATGCTTGAAGCCAGTCAGCGTCTTCGCTATCCGTTGACGCGTCTCGGGAGTGGGTATTCTGCCTTTATTCCCTAGGCCTATATTGCGACGATGCTCTTCGGTCAGTGGAACGCCAGTTTGGCGTGCAATCAACCGAGCGATCTGTTCGGGACTTTGTTTGACTCCGCACTGGCCATCGCCGCCCTTGGTGACGTTCAATAAGATGTGGCCGAGTGACCGGTAATGGGCGATCAGGGCGGTTTCACGGTCATTGCAATCCGCAAGCGTATCGAATCCGGGGCGGGAGGTCTCGATCAGCGCCATGACCGGCATTCTGCCAGCCAAGATAATCTTGTTCAGCCACCGAAGGACGGGGTAACGCGATTGTCCTTTTCGTCCATTGGAGATATGCTGCGCGTAGCGGTACTTCAACCCGCGTTCGGTTTTACCGACATAGCGAATGTGCTCTGGTATTAACGGATCAGCCAGCGCGTAGATCCACCACATCAAGATAGCCCGTCCTTTGCGGCGGCGTCGCGGATCAAAAACCGGACGACCACCGACATATTCATGCCTCGTTTTTGAGTCAATAATTTGAGCAACCGACGCTCTTCTTCATCCAAGGTAACGAGCACGGCTCGCGTCTTGGTTACAGACTTAGCCATTAACTAGATTATAGCTAAGAATTCTCAAGATTGCAAGAAAATTCTTATTATTTTGTTGACTATCCGAAGTCTTTACTCTACAACTAGTTTATAGGAACGAGGCAAAGTTCCTGAAAGCAAAAGGTAGCGTGAGCAACTATGGGACAGATTGACATGCTCGGGCAGCAGTCGCCTCTTAAGTCTGGACCGGCGGATGAGACGCTGGATACCTTCAAGTCTGGCGTAATTCAGACATTTGCTGAGGAAACTCCCCTGAGGCGCACTAATAACCCTCTCGCGGTCTTTACAGACCAAAGCCAAGGCGAAATTCAGTGGGTCGGCATGGATTGCGGAAAACTTTCGCGCAAGCCGCATCGAGGCTATGAGAGCGGCACTGTTGGTAACCAACAGGACCACAACCCGGACACTAGCGAGTCGTACTAAGAAAGATGTCGCCCTCGCCCATGACGCCTCCGGTTTCGCCAAGTATCGCGGCGCAACAGGTCCCCATGGCGGATTATGCGCGCCAGCAGGCGGGTGGGATGGGTGGCGGGCCGCAGGGCGGTCAAACGCCGAGCGGCAACGATCCGGCGGCTTCGATGGGACTCGTTCAGTCTCTCTTATCGAGCGTCGGGCAGGAATTGGAAAAAGTCGCCAAAGTGCTGGTCGTGGACAAGCCCGAGCTTATTCCCATTCTCAAGCAGTCTGTCTCTGCATTGTCGATGCTGATGGACGAAGTGACCAAGTCCATGCAGCCGGACAACGGACAAGCGACTCAAGCCCAAGCGCCGCCAGCCAGCGCGGCGGTGAGTGCGGCGGCGTAAGAAAAATATGCTAGCTAACATTTTTGATGACGTACTAA